TGACGATGAGCTCACGAAACGCAGAGAGAGACGAGGGCAGGCGCTTGCGTCCGGCTTCGCCTTGCGCCCACGTAGCCGCGCACCGAAAGCTTGTCGCACGGTTGCCGCTCACGATGTCGGCCGTATCGTAAAGGCACATCGTGAAAGCTACCTGCTTCGAAAAGGACCGCATGCCGAGCACTTGAGTGCCGTCCACGTCGGAGCCATCGTAAAGCACCGCAGCGTACGTAAAGCCGTTCGAGCACGCGAAGGCCTTGCTGATAAGCTCGACGTCTGAGATTTGCGCCTGCGCACCCTTGACCCCGGCGGTAGTGAGCGAACGAAACTTCAGAAGCTTGCGGCCATAGGTGGTAATCGTATTGGTCGCGTTCGTCGTCCAGATGATCCCCGAAGTACTCCCCACCCCCGGCGCGATCGAGATTTGTCGCGCGGCATCGGTCGGCCCCTCCATCGTCGTCGGCGCGAGCACGACCGTTGCGGGTGACGAGGCCTGTCGGATGGCCGCGCGCAGGCCGTTCGTATTGTCGTACCACGCGACCCACACGTTATCGAAGGTGCTTTCGGCATAGACCGCCACGGCACCGAGACCCGAATTCGCATCTTCACCGAGGGTGCCCACGGCCGTAGACGCGACACCGGCGCAGCGGTTAATCTGAACGACCGGAGTTAGGTTCCGAAACGCGATATAGTATCCCGTACCCCCCACAATCTCCGACGCATCCCATTTCGGTTGAAGGAGGTTTAGGTTATTCACGAGTAGCGTATCGACGCCCCACGCCCGACTTGCACAGCTGTAAGCCCTTGCCCGGATCTCATTGTTCGCCGCGCGGTCATACAGCACGACGATGGTAGCCGGGTCGGAGAGCACGACCTGCGGCGCGGCGCAGTTGCCGGTCACGTTCGATACCTGGATCGGCCCCTGGATCGTTTGCCCGGTATTCACATCGATGACAAGCGCCATGATGATGTGTTGCGCCGCACCAAAGAGCCCCGCCGGGGCGCCGACCTCCCATGCAATCACAGCAAGGTTATAGTTCGCGGCTACCGCGAAGCTCGGGCCCGACGAAACGATGGTGCCAATGCCGTCACCCGACAGCACATCGCGCTGAATCGTCTTCCGCTCGAGTACTTCGACTTCCGAAAGGGAGTAGGCGCCGAAGGCGCCCTGATGGTAGTCGACGCGGCCGAGCGCGTTATTGACCGAACCGAGCCGCACGGGTGCCCCTGACGCGATTGTTCGTTGCTGTATGGTGAAGAGGTCATCACCCACCGAAAGCACCCGCTCGAGTGTCGTCAGGGTCGCATGGTCGAGCCAGCCGAGGCGTTTATCAAAAGACCCTGTTTTGAACACACGCCCGTTTTTGATCTCGCGCATCAGGGGACTCGGCAACGCGAACGTATCGACGCTTTCGTCGATCGTGCCGCCGAAAGGCACCTGTACGGTTTGCCACTGAAGGGTCACGATTGAAGCCTCCGAAAACGGAGAGAGAGCGACCCCCCCCATGGTGAACGGCAGGCGAGTGCAATCGTGTCACCGGGGGACAGCAGGATGCGCTCCGTCACGAGAAGCATTTCTTTCGGACGAAACGCCGACCACGCGGTCGCGCTCGATGCTGCGCCGTCGATGCTCGCAAGAAGCTTTGCGGTCGAGCTCGACCCCGAGAAGTCGAACCGGTAGAGAAAGAAGCTCGCGCCCGTGGCCGTAGCAACGCCCGAGACCGAGTCAGGGACGAGATGCGCGCTCACGAGCTCGGAGGCTTCCGAGATGCGCATTAAGGGTCGGACGTCGCCCTGAAGCGCCATTTACATCGCCCCCGCCCCCCACCGACGACGCATGTAGTCGTGCGGCGGCACAAGATCGTCAGGGGACTTCTCGGTGAGCCACCCCAGGATTTCACCGATCCATCCGTCGGCGAAGCCAAACGCAGTACCGCTGTCGACCGCCGAGCCCCCGATCCCGAGCGAGAATGGATCGCCTGCGTTCGTAGTCCCCGGCGTGTGATAGGCCTGGTTGACGATGTTTTCGACCCCGTTGCCGTACAGAGAAATGTGGCCGGTGCCGAAACCGAAAGCGATGCACTCAACGAAGATCGGGGGCGTGTTTACCGCGGGCACCGCGACGACCGTCACGAAGGAATCCCCGCGCGCTTGCCGCCCGCCACCCGTAAAGGTGGGCCCCATGTTCAGCTGACATTGGTTGAAATGAAGGGTCCCGGAACTGATATCGAGCATCGTCGTGGTGAAGATCAACCCGTTCGCTGAAACGCGACGGACGGCGGCCATCACAGTGAGGCCGCTCATCGCCGAAAAGTCCCCGAGCCCAGTCACGCAGCCAAGGATCTGGCTCGACGCCGCGACGTATTTTGCGGCCGCAAGCCCGTTGATCCCTGCGCTATCCCAGGTCGGGCGGTTCTGCGATCCCCATTGCGTCCATGACCGCGCGGTCCCCTTCTTCGATGCCCACGATCCGATCGTTGCGCCGTTCGTGATCGCGCCGCCACCTGACGCGGTAAGCGTTGTCGTGTCGGTCGCATCGACCCAAAACGCGAGGCCTGAATCCGTCGACGGGTCATACCCGTACGGTGAGCGCCTTCGGATCTGCCAGTCTCTCATAGCGGCTCGAAGTAGCTGTAAAGCGCGACGAGCGCCTGCCCGGCCGTGATGGTTCCCGTAGTCGTCGCGCGCGCGTAGATAGTCGTTCCGGGGTCGAAGGCCGCTTCGTAGCCGTTTGCCGCGAGCATCGCGGTTCCGAGCGTTGCGATCGAAAGCCCACCGATGATTTTGCGTGTGGTCGCGTTCGTGACCGGCTGATCTGTCATGATGTCGTTTCCCCCGACGGTCGAGCCGAGCCTGACCTGGACGGTTCCCGTGTCGGAGGCGCCAAGCGCGGTATAGAGCCACACGATCGGCCGCGAGAGGACCCACGTTTGCAGGCGCCCCGGCGCTTGCGGCACCGTGTACACGAGCAGATCGGCCGACCCCGCGGAAAGCGGGAAGGTCAGAAGGCCAAATGTCCGATCGCCCCCGAGCGGGACGTGCACATCGTAGACCGAAAGCGAGTCGTGAATGTCCCCGATCGCGTCGCGGATCTGCTGAAAGGTCGGGACGAGCGTCCGGTCTTCGCAGTTTCGGGGTGGGGTGAAGTTTCTCATGGGTCATCGACGAAACCACCAAATGTCCTCGCGCGACGCCGCGCTCCGGACGTCTTGCACCGTGGGGGCGCGCCCGAGATCGAGCGGGGTCGCCTGATCTTCGAGCCGCTTTTGATAACGTTCCTTCTGTTGAACGAAGATTCCGGGGTCTTGCTCCTGTTTCGCGGCACACTTGATACAGCAGTCGAGCACGATGTATTCGTCTTCACCCATCCATGACGTGGCGCTGTCGTCCACGAAAGCCGGCGGCTTTTCAATGTAGAAGACGACCACCGTATATACCGCCGCGGGCGGCGGATAGAACTGTATTACCGACAACGTATCGCTCTCACGAATCACCCAATACTTAGTGCGCGCGTAGTCCCATGACCGGGTGGAAAGCAATAGCAAGTCGACCGTCGGATCAAGCGGCTCGATCGGTACATAGCTATCCGCGATCTGCATTCGGACGCCGATCAGGCGCGAGAAGTCATCGAGCAGGTTATACGAGCTCTGTCCCACAATCGTGGGGATAAGCTGCGCGCTTCGTCCAAACTGCCCGGCGGGCCAAAGGTTTACAAGTAGAGAGTGCAGCTCGCGGGCCGAGTCGACGATGTAATTGTTTAGCTCGTCATCGGTCACGAAGGTGTCCGCGTCCGGCCAGCCCATACGCTGCCGAATCAACCCGCGAAGCTGCAGTCTCGTGTATGCCATGACCTAGTAAGAGGCCGCCTTGCCTCCGTCTTCCTCGTCGTCTTCTTCTTCCTCTTCCTCTTGTCCGACGACCGCCTGTGCTCGGCCGAGGCACTCGAAGGCCTTTTCGAAGTTGCCGGCTTGCATGTGTTTGTACATGCGTTTTAAGTACTGGGCTCCGATGCTCGCGGGCTTCGGGCCATCGGCCTCGTCGTCCCGCGCCTCATCGAGTCCCTTACCCATGAGAGATTTGAGAGCGCTCATCGGTTTGCCAGGGCCCCTTTCCGGTATGCCACGTTAAACGCCACCATTGGGCCGGTAAGGTTTGCGGCCGTGCCTGCCGTAGATTGCGTTTCAATTACGAAGGACGCGGGCGTTGACTTGTCCCCAATGCTCGGCGTGAGAATCACCTTCACCTGATTCGCGTTTGCTGTTGCGGTCCACAGACTCGCATCGATGTACAGAAACTCGACGCAGGGTTCGGTGAGCGTGATTGTGTATTGACCGGTTGACGGGGCCGAAACGGTAAAGGGTCCAGCGCTCTTCACGCTCGGCGCCGAGGCGCCTGCCGTGGTGAACCGCCCCGATACTCGGACGGTGTTTGCTACCCCCTCTTGGGCAGAAGGGTAATTTGCACGCATCCTGGTTTGTGCGAGTGCCATCGGTCCTCTAGAAGAGCATCACGCCGAGGTTTACGGGCTTCGCCCACGCGTAATTCAGAAACGCGGCGCCGCGGATGTCATAGGTGAAGTCCGTGGACTCACGGATCATCATGCTTCCATCCGCGTCGTCGATCTTCACGGGTGCGTCTTGCGAGTGGATGCAAACCCCGTCACCGATCCGCACGAGATAGCCGTGGCCATCGTTGCAGGACCTATCCGCCACGACATCGATCGGCCCGCGCACGCCGATGATACGCACCGAGTCGAAACCGACCGTCGCGTTCATGCCCTGCGCATCGACCCGCGTGTGCACGAGCTTGATATCGCGCTCGGTCATGAGGTCGTTCAAAGTCGGCCACGACACGAAGGCCGTATCGGGCTTACCCTCTTCACGGCCCATGATGGCGCCGAGCTGCCGGATTGCCTGCGAGACGGGAAGGCCCGTCACGGTCGCGCGAGAGCCCGCGAGCCGCGAGGCATCGACGGAGCGCACCGCGGTGTAGAAGGCCGTACCGAGCCCTGTGGTGACGTCCGGGACCCAATCGGCAAGGCCTGCGCGGCCGATACCGAAGTCACCGACCGGGAAGATAAAGTCGTTTGCGGCCGCGGTCGCAATGCCCGCCGTCCAGTTGCCCGTAGCCGTGACCGTTGCGGCGGAGCGATCGACGGAAAGCACCGTAACCGTACCCGCCTTGATCGCACCCGTGAGGCCGTTTGCTACCGAGGTATTGAGCGTCTGCCCCGCGTAAAACTTCGTGATGTCGCCCGGGTCGGCAAGCGTGATCGTCGGGGTGGCGGTGTTAGAGCCCGCGCTGATTTGCCCGATGGCCGCGCCACGGTGATTGAAGAAGTCGGCCCCTGCGTTATTCGAAAGCGACTTGATCACCGAGTCGGTGACATTGCGCAGAAGCTCAACGAACGCGCCCGGGTCTTGCGCCTCTTCCATGGCCTTTTTCTGAAGGCTCTTCGCGTCGTAATCCTCGACCGTGGGCACATTGAAGTGCACAAAGTTCGTGGTGTTCGTCTTGCTGAGCGCGTTGGTACTCGTGTGCGACCGGTTCGATGCGTAGCCGTACTGGACCGGAAACCGGTAGTACGCACCCGTCATGCGGTGCTTCTTCACGGCAGCGAAGCCCGGATTGTCTTCGTAGGCGGTGTTTGCGACCCCATCGGGGCCGTAGTCTTCTTTCAGAATGTCGTTAACCGACGATGCGGTGATAGATGCCATGGCCGGGATTCCTTCCCCGGCAGGCCCGCTCTCTTAGTTCGGGTGCCGGGTTATCGGCGCCACCCTTCGGCAACCATCCGTGTCGCGCGTGCTCGACGCTCTTCCGGCGTGAGCCCCGCGGGCGGGGTTGCGACTGTCGCGGCGTCTTTATTCGTCACCGGCCCACCGACGGCCCGAGTTTTTGCGCCTTTCGACGCTGGCGTTGCTCGCTCGCCACGTTCCTTAGCGCCACTCGGCGCCTTGGTATATTTTGCTTTGTTCCGCGCGGCTTCCCGCTCCATGTGAGCGAGCACCGTGGGAATGGGAGCCTCACGATTCGTCCTTCGATAGAAGTCGAGGCGAAGCTCCATAAGGGTATCGAGAATGTCGGACGCTTCGTGGTATTCGGAAAGCGTCGGATAGTCCGAGCTTGAGTCTTCCCAGGCCTGAGCGTGCTCGCGGTGAAGGGTTGCCAGCGCGGTCTTCGTGCGCTCTTCGGCCGTCTCCCGGCCCCGCTCATCGCGAAGCGCCTTCAGCTCGGCTTCTAGCGCTTCGGCCTTCGCGAGAGCGGCCTCGGCGGCCTTTTCAGCCGGGGTCTTGTCGACCTTTGCGACCGCGGATTTCGCGACTTCCCGGAAGTCAAAGCCGTGCTTTTCGAGCCACGCGGACGGGTTTTCGACGCGAAGCTTCGAATCGGCTTCCGAGTCTGACTTCGCTCGCGCCTGCTCGGCACGCCACGCGGCCGACTCCCGGCGCTCGGCCTTCGCGGCCTTCTTCGAAGAGCGCACCTTGCGCCACTCGCGTTCCAATTTTTCGAGCTCGCTTGCATCGCCATCGTCGGGCGCGGGCTCCTTCGGTTTCGGCGGCTCGGCGGGCTTCTCTTCGGTCGGGGTGGCCGGTTTGAATTTCCCATCTTCGCCGCGTTCGGGGGTCGTTCGTTCGCGTTCGGCTTTAGCGCGCGCCTTCTCCCCCGCTTCGGCGGCTTGCTTCGTGGCCTGCTCGATCGATTCGTTCGTGGCACCCCGCATCACTTCGGCGGCCTTCGCGATGGCCGCGGCGCGCCCCTTGATTCCTTCCCCGAGCGTCGCCCCGCCTGCCGTCGACGGGGTCGGCGCCGTCTCGCCTTGCGGCGCGGGCGCGGCCTCCGGTGCGGCGGGCGCCGCCGGTGCTTCTGTTGCCTCGTCGCTCATGCGGCCACCTGCGCGGGCATGGGGGGCGGCGGAAGACCCGGAGGCGCCCCGAGTCCAGGGGGAAGGGGAAGACCCGGAGGCGCCCCCGGGAGACCGGCGGGCATCGGTTCACCCCCCGGCGGCCCCGGGGGCTCTGGCGGGTTTGCCGCGTTTTGCAGATCGATGATTTGCTCCCGAAACTCACGCAACAAATCGATCCGTTCGGCCGGCACCCCCTCGCGAAGCTCACACCGTTGGATTTCGAGCTGCACCCGATCGAGCGCGTACGCGAGATCCATGTACGGAGTCGGCGTCTGCTGCTCCCCGTCGTACAACATGCGTGCGATCCGTTCGTCGACGATGTCGTATGGCGCATTTGCGAGATCCGTCTCGCTCTTGATATCCCCAAGCTCCATCATGGTGAGCCCGCGGCGCCGGTCGATGTATCCATTTTTAAGCAAGAAATCGACTTGCTCCATCCGCGCGCCCGGGGTGTGGGCAAGCTGCGAAGAAGACCATGCCTCGATATCTAGGTGCGTCTCGTCTTCCCCGATCGCCACGTCCGAATACCGGATTTGCTCCAAGTGCTCGCGACCCCGGAAGATCACCATTTCGTCTTGCTTCTCTTCCGTGCCGTCGAAGCCATCGGCAAGATCGGTGGCCGCTTCGAGTATCGCCTGAGCCAGATCGATATACGAGTTTTCGTACCGCTCGACTGCGGGCTTAAACCGGAGCGACTCCGAGTTTTGGTTCACGAGTCGCGCGCGCCCGCTCATCGTTGCACTCGGGGTCTGGCTCTGCGCTTCGAGCTGCGAGACTCCCGTGATGTTGTAAGCGCGGGTTTCGAGGTACTGAAGATGCTGGAAAATCTGCGCGCTCGCGACGTCGTTCAGGCTGAAGATCGGAGGGCGCCCCGAGTACTCGATAATCGGCAGCTTCGTCGAATTCGTGATGTGCGCGTGCTGCACCTTCGAGCCTTTCTCGAGAAAGACTTTCAGGTTTCCCCCCATGTAACAGTTATCCTGGATCATCCGGAGTAGCGCGTTGATCTCGTACTGGATCCCGGTGAGCTCGGCCGGGATACCCGACCCGAAGAAGCCGAAAGGATCTTCCTCCCACCGCCAGAAGCACCCCGGGAAACGCGGCCAGCGGTAGGGGCGCTTGTAGAAGAGCGCGTTATCGATGCACATCACTTCGAAGCCGTCGGACTTGTCCTCCTCTTGCGGGAAATGCCAGCCAAAGACGACGAGGGCTTGCGCGCTATTCTCGCTTCCCCAGTACCCGCCCGCGCTCGATGCCTCCCAAATCTCGTCTTTAAACTTCGGACAGCGCGCGGTAAGGGTCGCTTTGTCGATGAGCTTCGCTTGATAGATGCACTGTGGCTCGCCCCCGATTGCTTCTTGCTCGTCGACGAGCATTTCCCCGGGCAGTATATTCTCGCTTGTGATCGCGCCCCTGACCTTTAAAACCTTCGTGCCACCGGTGCCGAAGATGACCCCGTTTCGGACGCGCCGTTGCGATAGTTGGTGGATCTTGTCGCGCACGAAGTGTGCTTGTACAAACCGCTCACGCTTGCGGGATACGTTCAGGAGCCGCCAATCGGCGCCGTCGGTCTGAAAGCTCACATAGGGACGCGAGCGGCAGATCATCGAAGTCGCGCCGTTGACGCAGTTCCGAACGACGTTCAAGGAGAGGCGCTTTTGCGCGGCGCCCCCTTGTGCGATCGTGCTCGTCGAACGACGGTAATTCACGCGGCGTCGATCGACCCCGTACACTCCACGCCATTCGTTCACGGAATAGAGACGAAGGTGGTGCTCGTCGTCGTACCTGCGAAACTGCGTTCGGCTCGTGATGTCGCGGGCGCGTTGCATGACGGTGCGCGCCAAGTCGCGCCCGTCTTTCAGCCACCATTCGAGCTCGCCGGGATCTCTCATGGTTGCCTCGCCGCAAGCTGAAGGACGCTCGTTCTGTCGTCCCCGATATCGGCAAAGCGAGCCGTCGGGGGCGGGCCGACATCGGGGTAGCGCGCGGTCGGGGGCGCCCAAAGGGACGGCACTTGATCCGCGTCCGCGGGGTTTTCGATCGGCTGCCAGTACTTCTCCCGGTCGATCGAAAACCGCTCGGCCTCGTTCGCCGTCTTGAATTTGCGGAACGGCAGCTTGCTTGCGCTCGCGAGCCGCGCGGCCTCGCGCTCGTTATCGGCTTCGTATGGCCGGTCCCCCTTCAGCCACAAGGCAGGAATCACCGAATAGGAGCCGTCTCGGTTTCGAACGGTCACGCTGCGCTCGCTCGACCACGAGCCGTCGGGATTGTTCGTGTACTCACCCGGGGCGTAGGGACGCGCCGCGCCCGCGGGCACCTTCGGTGCGAGCTCGGGGCGAAGGTGCGTATCGCTTGCCCCGCCGAGCGGGGGCATGGTGCCGGGCGCGTTTTGGATGGCCGCGGCGGTTCGGTTCGCGCGCGCGACCGCGGCGTACATAGCGGCCTCGTCGGCCTTTTGCTTCGCGCCCCGAATCATGTCGGCCTGCGCGTTCGCGCGCTCGATGGCCGCACGCATCCGGATTTCGTCGATCGCTTTCTGCTTTTGCTCGACGGTCAAATGCGGATGCGTCGCCACCCGGAAAATGGCATCACGTTCGGCGGGCATCGTCGGGCCCATCATCCACCCGCACTCGCGTACATGATTTCCTCGTCTTGCCGCGCCTGTTCCATGCGTAGCTTGTCCGCCGGGACGCGCGCTTCGGCAGGGGGCAAAAGCTTTACCGAGATGCTTCCGACCTGAAACTCGGTTGCACGTGCAACGAGTCCATGCTCCTTCATGAGGCGCAATAGCTCGGCAAGCATCTCGGCGTCGGTCATCGCTTCCCCTTCAATCGTTTGAAGTACTCCACTTGTGCGAGACGGTGCTCGGCCATGGACTTCGGGACCGGTTTCGAGAGGCGTTTGCCGCCCTTCGAAAACACGACGTAAAGCCCGGGCTGCCCGCTCGAACGGATCACGCTACCCCGCTTTCGGAAGCGCCTTCGTTTCGGCTTCGGCCTTCTTCGCTGCCGCGGCCTCGGCTTCGGCCTTCTCTTCTTCTGCCGCCTGAATCAGACGACCGCGAAGAGCTTGCGAGCGACGCTCCCGCGCTCCCGCGCGCGCGTCCTCGTCGTCCATCTGGGCACACTCGAATTGGAAGACGTCCGGATGCTCGGCGGCAAACTGGCCGATCGTTTTCTGCGCGGCGCGCGCGGTCTTCTTCACGTTCTCGTCGCGGTCTTGCTCCGGGTCGATCGCGGGGCCGACGAGGCTCCGATCGAGCTTCGGCTTTTCGGCGGGCTTATCCGCCGGGGCGTGCGTCTTCTCTTCGGCCTTCGCCTTTTCGTGCGGCGGGGGATCCTTCTTGTCGAACATCTGACTTTCCTTTCCATCGCTCGTGATCTTCGGAAAACGGCGTCATCGCGACGCCCGACGGATGGCAGTAGAAAAGGGGTTCGAGCTTGCCGACCGGGACGCCGCGGCGCTGCACACCGACGAGCTGAAGGGTTGTGTCGTAATGAAGCTCGGCTTGTGCGTCTTGCACGAGCGGCCCCATGCCCCGGAGTGTCGGCACGCCGTTGAAAAACTCGACCTTGGCAAGAGGGATTTTCATCAGTGCGCTCCATGCACGTGGCGAAGGTCGGTTTCGTTCAGAACGAGATCCTTGAAGAAGGCCGCGTCGACGCGAGTACCCGTGATGTGCTCCAAAATGGCCGCGATACAGAACGTCGAATCGTGCGCGTTGCACGCGCCGACCGGCAGGCGCACCGAGCGATACCGATGTTCCCCGTGGCCCCCGATGCTCACGCGAAGCTGCATATCGAGATTGATGAAGCCCCGGTCCTTACCGCTCGTATCGACCCGGACATTGCAGATAATCGGGTAGCCGCGGTTTGCGAAAAGGTCCCCGATCGTGTGCTTCCACGGATTGACCGGGTGCACCGACAGGGCGATACCGAGCTTGCGAAGCCATAGGGGCGCGTCGACTAAGAGGGGTTCCGTGCTTTCGTACTTCCGGCCGTCCTCTTCGAACGGCATGCGGTCCGGCCAGGCATCGCCCGAGAGTCTTCGCCGACCCGCGACCGGAGGCGCGGCAAGCTCGGTGGCCGTCGCGTGGCTCAGGCCGGCCTTACGCCCGAGCTCGTAGCGGTGTGCGATTTCATCGGCTTCGGAGCGGCCCACCCGTCGAGTGTGAACCCCAGTTCACAGGGTGGTCAAGTGTCACTGTGAACCATGGTTCACGGTCGTCCGTTCACTATTGCGTGCCGGGCTTTGTCCGTCATCTTGTAAGCATGCGGGTACTTTTCTCTTTTCTCGGTTTCATCGTTCTTGGTTGTGGTGGTGCGGACGGTTCGGCGGGCGTGGTAGAGGGCACCGGTGGAGAGGCGTCCGTTGCGGGCTCGGGCGGGCAGGCGAGCACCGGCGGCAGCGTGGCGACAGGCGGGCAAAATGCCACGGGCGGCAGCGTCGCGAGCACCGGCGGGGTAGCGACTGGTAGCGGTGGCGCGCCGTCACTTCGGTGCACGACCGATGCGGATTGCGCGGCCGGCTGGCTCTGCGTTGCGCTTACCGATTACGCGGGTGCCGATCACACCCCGATGTGTAGGAAACCGTGCATCGAAGGCACTACGCCCAACCGTTCACCCGATTGCGCGAACGAATCGGACGACTTTTGCTCGGCCGTTGTCATGGGACGATTCGTGAATAACTGCGAAGGACGCGGGGCGCCGCGTGCGTGCGCCGGGACAATCGGCCCCGATCCGCTCGGGTGCGCCGGCCGGTAAGCAAGCACCCGGGTACTCTTTCCTTGACAGGCCGGCAGGCTTTTGGCTCTCATGCGGGGCCAAGTGGTAATAGGGTACCACGCTCACAATCGAGCATGAGGGAAGGTGCCGAGTGTCAGAAATCAAGACCGAAAAACAGGCCGCGGATCTCCGTAGCAAGGCAATCGAGCAAGCCGAGGCCCACACCAGGACGGCGCTCGCGCTCGCCGAAACGCTCTTCGCTATCAAGTTTTCGAGCGTCAAGGTGGGCGGAAGAGAGATGCCGCTTGTGGTGTTTTGGAAGCACGAAGATTTCCACGAGTACGCCGAGCACGAGCTTGGCATGCACGGCAGTACCGCGGAAAACTACGTGCACGTCCATGACGTCTTGATTTTGAGCGAGGGGGTGAAGAAGGAAGAGCTTCCACACTCCATCACGAAGCTGATTCAGCTTGCGCGTGTCGCAAAGACCCCGGGCGTCAAGCTCGCTTCGTGGCTGAAGAAGGCCGCGGAAATGTCGTGCTGCGGTTTCCAGGCCGCGGTCGAAGAAGAGCTCACCGGCAAGCCGAGTCATCGGACGTGGGCCTTTTATCTCAGTAACAAAGACATTCGGTCGATCGAGCGCGGGATCAAGCGCGCGAAGGAAATCCTCGGAACGAAGCACAACGGCGAGACGCTCGCGCACATCGTCGACGAGTGGACGCAGGTCGCAGAAAAGGCCGCGCTTCGCATCGTGCGGAAGGCCGGATGATGGGCCCGGGGGAAGATCCGGATCTCGCCGACCTTGCCGCCGAGCTTGCCGCGACGGGCTTTAGCCCGGCTCAGATCCTGAAAGTCATTCGAAACGCTCGGGGCGGCTCCGTCGCACCAGAAAGGAGGACCCGCGCTACTGGCGTCGCGGCGGAGTCGCCCGAGCGTACCCGCAACCGCAAGCCCCGCGCGCCTCGACCCGGCTACGTCACTCACGAGCAAGTGCTCGGGGCGCTTCTCGAAAAGGGTCTCACCGCGCAAGAGCTCGAAGCCGCGCTTCCGAGCCTCGACCATAACGGGACGATTCGTCATCTTCGGCGCGCGCTCGACTTCGGAAACGTGATGAAGGTCGGCAACGTCTACTCGCTCACAGAGAACGGACGGGTCAATGCGCGTGCTCGCCCCGGCGCCGCGCCCCCGGAGCCCTTCACCCGTAGGACCCGGATCTCACGCGCCGATGTTTTGGCGAAGCTCCGGGCAATCGGAACGAGCTCGGTCGAAGGCCTTCGTCAAGCGCTCGGCGGAAAGATGAGAGCCAAATCGGTCTGGCAACATCTTGACCGCGGCACTCGCGAAGGAACGGTCAAGAAACACGACACCACCCCGCTCACGTTTAGCGTCGTCGGGCGGGAGGCGAAGGTCAGGGGCAAGAACGACGAGCGTATCGCAAACGCTCTCAAGGCGGCCAGGGGCCCGCTCGACCTGGCCGGCTTTGTCGCGCACAGTCCGGAGTTCAAGCGAATGAACGCAGGCGCGCAACAGATGGCGTTATCCAATGCGGTGAAGCGCGGCGTCGCGGTGCGGCTCGCAAAGGGAGTCTATGGGCTCCCGGGCAGAGCGGCGGCGCACACGGTGAAGGCGAAGAAGCTCCCAAAAGGCGCAAAGCCGGCGGCAAGCGAGCCGGCAAAGCCCGTCGACGCTAAGCCAAACGGCGCCGCCGCACCAAACTAATCCCTGAAAGGGGGCGGCACAATGAGCCCTGACAAAGAGCGCCTGCTTTCCATCTTCACCATTTACGAAAATCCCCGCGACTATCCGGGGCGGTTCGTGGTGCGAGAGACGCGGGTCGGTCCGGGCGGCACGATGGAGATTTCCCCGGTAGCGATGGTCGTCACGAAATCGCTCGCCCGGGCGCGTGGCGCTCTGCCGCCCGGGCTTGTCCGCCTTGACCGGTCGCCGGGCGATGACGAGTGTATTCGGGAGATTTGGCTATGAGCCGCACCGGGCTTCGCCCCGATTTGCCCAAGCTACCCGACCGGATGCGTGCGCGGCCGCTCGATGCGCGCGGGTACCCGGTGCCGTGGTTTGTGGAATGGATCGACGGGGTGCCCGACTTCCGGGTGGTCGACAGTAAGAAACTCGTCGCGGCCATGAACCTCCGGCTTTGCTGGGTTTGCGGTGAGCCGCTCGGCCGCTTCGGTGCGTTCACGATCGGCCCGATGTGCGCCCTGAACCGGACTACGTCCGAGCCCCCTTCGCATCGGGATTGCGCCATCTTCAGCGCGAAGGCCTGCCCGTTTCTGACGCGCCCGAAGGCCGAGCGCCGGGACGCGAACCGCCCCGAGGGGTGGACGCCTCCGGCGGGCGTCATGATCGAGCGTAACCCCGGCGTCGCACTCGTATGGGTGACGCGCGAGTGGCACCCGTTTCCGGCTGAAGGGGGCTTCTTGATCCACATTGGCGACCCAAGCGAAACGCTCTGGTTTTCGGAAGGTCGGCCCGCCACGCGTACGGAGTGCACCGAGAGCATCGAAACGGGCCTGCCCCTCTTGCTCGCGGATACTGCAAAACAGGCGCCGCATGAATTGCACGACGCGGCCGCGTATCTCGTGACGGCGCTCGAAAAGGCGCGGGGTTACTTGCCGCTCGGAATGGGCCCCGTGACGGATCGGCCCGCTATCATGGTCGTGGGCGAAGCCATGATGACCGCTCTTCAGGAGACCGCGCCATGAAATGCCCGCGCTGCGGCAAGGTCGCAAAGGGTACCGCGGTTCTCGGCGGGCCCGGACATGAAACCCCGCCCCCCGGGGCTATCGGCGTTTGTGCCGGGTGCGGCGCGTTCGTGCGAGTCACCGACGCAGAAGAGCTCGAAGCCCTGGACGAGCTGCCGGCCGACATGCCGAGCGAGATGGTTCGTGCCTTAAAAATCGGTCGGCTCTATACGCAGAAGGGGAAAGGGAAGGCCGAGGGCTACGCGTTTGCCGCGGCCATGACCATGGACATTGTCGCGGGTTTCGTCGCGCAGGACCCCGAAGAGCTGCCGCGCTTTGCCGCCCCGAAGGGGGTAGCCCTCTTGTGCGGCCTCGATGAGCTCGGCCCCCGCATGGCGCGAAACCCCGCCGCGGGTGAGCTTCTACTCGCGATACTCGGTTACTTTCGACGGATCAAAACGGAGCCGCCAACCGTGACCATGCTCCGAATGGCGCTCGAAAAGTCGGGCATCGAAACCGAAGACTGCTCACCCGCCGATCTCGGCCTGGAGTTCCCGAAAGCGTGAGCAATGCGACCTTGCAAAGTAGCACCCCACGGCCCCGAAGAGCACGCACGCGTGGCGGCAATCCGGGCGCTCTACCTCGCAAGCGGCAGAATCAAGACTTACGTGGACGCCTACACCACGCCCGAGAAGCGCGCGGGCTTTCTGATCTACGTGGCCCCCCTGCTCGAAGCTCTCGCGCGGCGGTTCGAAGAAGAGACGCGGTCATGAGGGCCGAATACATTTCGTTTTCGGTGCCCTCGTTCGCGGGGCTTGCCCTGTGCTTGCTCGTCGTCGGGGCGCTTCTTGGCGTGACACTTGCGCGGGCGTTTTACAGGGGCGAGTGAGGCCGGTGGGTGACAGTCGAATCTACGGCATGAACCCCCGCCCGAAGCCTGCCTGTCCCGTCAATATCGCGGCGCGGCGTCTCGAAAACATCGCGGCCGGAAACCATTCACCGGCTCCCGAGCGATCGGCCAAAAGCAGATACCCCGCGCCGCAGTCGCCACACACGGAAGTCTTGCTGTCTTCCAAGATGGCCATGGCCTCGGCTTTACAGAAGACACACGTAACGGGAAAGAGGCGCACGGCGAGCGCGCCAAGCTCACAGAGCGCGAGCAGGCCCCCATACGTTTCGATGAGCCGCACCCTTCGGAGCTCGACGGCAGCCACGATCGCAAGCTCGACAAAGAAGGCCGCGAGCAATTGGGCCCGGCGCTTCTCTTCTAGGCGCCGATTGTGCTCGGCCTCGAACAGGCGCCGTCTCTGCTCACAGATCTCGCAGCCGTAGACAATGACGGAGTGGTAACAATACCCACGCAGCAAGAGGCTTAGCTTTTCGACGCTCTTCTTTCGGCGTCGACGCACTTGCGGAAGGGAGATACCGAGAAATTGCGCCGTCTCCTTCTCGCCCCGACCGACGACCGCGTCGGACCAAAGTACGGCCGCTTCTTTGACCGGAAGCTCTTCGAAGGCGAGGCGAATATCAAGGCGCTCGTCTTCGTCCATCACTCGAATTCCCCGAAGTCTCTCCACGCTTCTTCCCGCTGCTCGGCCTCGTACCGTTCTTGATCGGCGAGAATTTCGGCCCGCCACTTGGCCGCCGCGGCGTCTGCCGGCGACTGGTAGACGGGGGGCACGTCCACCGGGAAGCCCCGGGCCGCATCCCAGACGGCAAGCACAAGCGCAGACACCAGGTCCCCATGACCGCCGGTCCGCCAGCGGGGCGAGACGATGGTGATGCCCCCGCCGGCCGTGGGGTGGGCCGTGACCTCGCGAAGCTGGCGGATGAGGCGCTCGTGATTGGGCAGGCGGATTTGCCCCTCGCGAAAGACGGCGCGCACGGCCTGGTAGGTTTCGGCCTTGCCGTTTGCGCCTTCGGGGGCTGAGACGAGGGAAAGTCCGTGCTCGGTCAGATGCTCGACGATGGTTTCGCGGTAGTGGGCGTCCGCAATGAGGTGGTCGGCGCCGTCGTCCCGGGTGTGCGCGGCGAATTGCGCGATCACCGTGGACGGTTTCAGCGGCTTCTTTCGCTCGGGGGCAATCTCCACAACCCGAGTCACGTCGACCCTTACTAGAGGGAGAGGACAACGCCTTGCTGTTACAAGGGCCGACGAGTCGGACCGGAACCCGAAGTCGGCGCCGACGCTCGCGACGCTGAAGGGTTCGACCGGGAGCTCGTCGGAAGCCTGAACGGCCGCGGTGATTGAGGCGCCGTCGAAGAAGGCGTCCCCCGCCGTCCCCATGAATTCCGCGCCGAATTCGCGGTCACTGTTGACCGGGTCGCGGGCCCGCTCCCTCTCTACATAGGAGCGCGTGTGCTCGTCGTCTCTAAGAAGGAGAGTCGGGGCGTGAGCGGAGACGGCGTCGACAGGGTGCTCCCCGCGATTTCGCTTGTGGAAGTCCCACAAGAGACCGGTCTCCGCCCACGGGGTCGACGCTAACACGAGCTGCCCGCCGCGAAGGATGCGCGGGCCCACGGCCCGGTAGAGCTCGACGTCGTTCACCTTATAAGAGGAGTCACGGAAGAAGGCGCACTCGTCCAGGATGGCGCCGACGAGCGACCGGCCGCGGACGGCACTTCCGCCGCGGGTTGCGGGCAGGACTTCGATCGCCACACGGCCGTCGGGGCGCTGAAGGGCGAAGGAGTCGGCACCGGCTTTCACGATGCGACGGCGCACGTCGGGACTGCCGCGAGCGGCGCCGAGCGCGTAGCGCAAGACTTGCCGGCCGAGTCTCATGTCCGGGGCCACGATGAGCGCGACTGCGACCTCGCCCCGCGCCAGCGTCACGAGCGGCACCGTGAGCGCAAGGTGCAGCATGCGGAGAGCGCCGAGCACGTAGGACTTCCCGGCGCGGGCGCCGCAGACCGCTACGACGATGTGACGACAGGCGGGCGGAAAGGACTCGGCCTCACCGAAGAGCTCGCGAGCGTAGCGCCGGTCCTCTCCTTCTAGGTCGCGGGGCTCGGCTCCGTCGAAAGCGACCGCGCAGAGGACACGCTGCCCCGGGGTGAGCGTCACGCCGAGCTCGTCGCAGAAGCGGAGGAAGCTCCGAGGGGCGCAGACTTCGGGCAGGGCCGAGAAGAGGGCTTCTAGGCTCACGAGGCCGAGCGTCGTGCCGTGTCAGAGGGCGGGGGCTAAAAAGTCAATAGGGGGAGTCGGTCCACCCCATTGGACGAAGGTCAGCCTATGTGGACGACATAAACAGGGGAGACCTTGCCGGCCGCCGCAATGCGTTACGCTGGCTAGGACTCTTTGTCCTTTGCCGAAAGCGGCCCCGGGGGCCTAAATTTCCGCGCTTTGCTCACCGGGGCGGCTCGGGGACTTTGACGCTTTCGCGCTCCCTGAGCTCGGCCTGCGAGATTGCAGGGGCCCAGCCCCGGCTTAGGAGCCACTCTCGCACTTGCGGAGTCCCAAGCGCCGCGTCCATCCGTTGGAGCATCTCTTCGGGCGCCAGGGCCAGCGCATCGGGGGGCATCGGGGGCAGCCGAGAGAAGGCGTACAGCATGTCCCGGGCCGCGGCTGCGCGTCTTTTCTGGTCCTTAGAGTCCAAATCCTCAGTGAGAACATGAACGGCCTTCAGAGCCCCCTCGACTATCTCACGTCGGACCAGACTGTCGGATAGCGCCGTATGTTTGATTACAGTATGCGACATGTGACACTAGGGATTCGCGCGCGGGCGCGATGATTTTTCTGGGCCGCGCTGCTTTTCTTGCTTGACAGCCCTGTGGAGAAAGCGCCATCTGACTCGCGCGCGTTCTCGGTTCGCGTCCGGACGCTCAAGAAATTCGCTTGCCGCCATTCAAGCCCCGGACTCGGAAGCCGCGGGTTCCCCGCGCAGTATCCCGGCGAGTGAGAGGTCTTCGTCGAGCTCGGGCCAGCAGATGCCGCTTCCGCCACCGATGAGCCGGTAATTCCCTCGCTGCGCGTCCGTTGCTCCGTAGAGACGGGGATACCACTTCAGCGGCACCACGCACTCTCGGCCGTCGGTGAGCCTCACTCGAAGCCACGAACCGGTTGTTCGAACGCTGTGAATTCGCTCGTCGCTCATTGCTCCCTATCCTCCTTCAACCCGTGCGCGTCATGCTCGCGATGACTGCGTTTTAGCAGCCGCAGAGCGCGCTCCTTTATGGGGTCTCGCTGCCATTCTGGTTTCGTTATCCGCCGGCCGTATGCTCGGCTTTTAGCGTCTCGCAGGGCTCGCTTTCGGCCTTTCATCGTTGTTTCTCCAGTTTCCGCGGCTCTTGCCACTGTTCGCGCTTGCGGCGCTGCGCTTCGGTTTCGGGGCATTGCCGCGGGCATTGCATCGTGACCCCGTGGGTCCCGGAAAGGTGTCGCCATACGCCGATTACGACCATTTCGCGGCCGCATACTTCGCAGCACGGGGGCTCGTTCATGGGTCCTCTGTCGGCGCTGCCGCTTGGCTTCTTCCGGGCCGCAGCAATTGCTCTACCGTGAACCTAACCTGAGCCACTGACAAGCCGCCGACTTCGATAGCTCTCGCCAAGCGTGGCCCGTATAGGCCGCTTCTCGCGGCCTCCATGAGCTTACTATCATCCTGCTCGATATCGTCGCTCGGTGGGCGGAATACCTCGGCCTTGCCTTTCGGTGGCGCTATCGGCTCGGCTTCGGGGAAGCATTTGTCATCGGTCGCCAGCGTGATCGCGCTCATCGCTTCCATGAGAAACCGGTCACGAGCAGCAAGCGCGACTTCTCGCAACGCGTCTCTTGCCGCGGGGCCGAGCTCACCACGGGCGACGCTTGCGACTAGCGCCTCGGCTTCGGTTCGTTCGGCGTCCGTCATGCTCGCGCCTTTCGGGTGACGGCTACTGCCCGCCTGGCTGCCCGTAGGAACGCTCTGCGCGTGGCCCCGGGCACTGTCTGCCGGGCGACTTCGGCAACGGCCTCCTGAGCCGCCTTGCCGTACTCACCGCGGTTCACTCGCCGGACGAGCTCCTCGTCGAGTCGGTCGGCTTCGACTTCGTGCTCATCGGTGCGCGCTCGCTCTCGGCGCTCGTTCGCCTCGGCCGCGGCCCACAGTTCGATCCATCGGTCTTGCTGCTCGGCCGGCGCGGTCCGGACGATGGCGCGGTCCCATTCCGGCATGCGGGCCCAAATCGCCTCGGTGCGCTCGTTCATGCTGCCCCCCTCCCGATGCTCGCCACGAGCGCCGCAAGCGCTGGGTCGGGCGCGCAGGGGCCTTCTCGGCCCCCGTTTCGGTCGTGCTCGATGGCGCCGGGGGGTCGGAGCTTGCCCTGCGCGTTCTGGTCAATGACCCATTGGCGCGCTCTGCCCGCCCATCCGGAGCGCCGTTGGCCTGCGAGCTTGCCAATGGTCCAGGTCGCCACGAACGCTCGAACGCAATCCCGCACCGACTCGAGCGGGGCCGGGAGTTGCTCGGCTAGGCGCCGGAGCGTGCCGTTTGATTCGAGTCGGTCGGCAAGGTCCGGCGGGCACATCGTCTGGCGTCCGGGGTCTGATTCTTCGCTTGAAAATAAAAAATCACCACCACCACCACTCGGCGCTTCACGCGCGCGCACGCTGACAGGTTCTGGATCTGGTGTTGGTATTGGATCGGATCGGATCGGATCGGATCGGATCGGAAGAGACGTATCGCGAGACGTCTCCGGTGCCGTTACTGTAGGCGTTACTGTAACGCTACTGTCGGGCGGCCCACGTGTCTCGCGTCGTGTTTGATTGACGTCTCCCGTTGGTGACTTACTCTTCGCACGCCAGGTTTGCTGACGTCTCGCTCCTGGGGTCACGGCGGCCTGAGCTTCGACGAAGTTTGTAATCCATAGGCGGCCATCGCGATGAGTCAGGTAACCGTCATCGAGCATCGATTGAATGTACGTTTCTACGAGCGCCTTTTCTTTCGGATGAGCGTTGAGAGCTCTCGCCAGATCCCTCGCGGGGCTTTCGGTCGACCGAAGGATCGTCGCATCGTCGCGGCTCTTCGCGAGGCGAAGAAGGAAGTCGCGAAGGGAGCGGTTCAAGACGGGCAAGAGCCGGTCTTCGGTGCTTTCCCGGATATAGAGTTTGTACCACGTCTCGACAGAGTAATTCATGCGTGGCCCCTTTCCTTCTTCGACGCAGACGACGACATCGGTCCGACGCTCGCTCCCCTGGCGGTCATGACGACTGCGCCTTCCGCCATTCCTTCGCCTCACGAGCTTCCACGAGCCGCGCCTCTTTGACCTTCGCCACGCTCTCGGGCGACAGCACGTAATCGCGCATCGATTCCCAGCAGGGTTCCCCATCGTCGTGAAACGGGATCCAGTCGCCGAACGGAAACCGGATCGCCACGCGGCGCTTGGGTTCGAGGGCGGCTTCATACTCGAAGGTTTCGAGTGGTCGCAGCGTGCGTGCTGGCGGCGCTCGTTTCCGCGCCCGTTTGCCCTCGCCGATAATCGCACCGAGATATAAGAGCGGCCGCCGGTAAACCGTGAGCGTCATGCGAAAACCCCCGCCATGCTCCATGGCTTTCGTCGCGGCGCGCCTTCGCGAAGCTCCGAGCGCCGCTCCATCCGGCACAAGTTGCACTCCGAGCGCCGCCCGTCGCTCGTCAGGGGCGAGCGCGCAAACGCCTTTCGATCGAGCACCTGAAGACATTGCCGGCAGCGCTTCGTTTTCATGGCGCCTCCCTCGCTGGTAGAGCTTTCAGGCAAAGGAGTAGGCGCTTAAGCGCGTCGTCGGCTTCGGCAAATACCGCTATCTCATCGGAATCGGCTTCGAGGCGCACGGCCGCACGCGCGTAGCCCTTGCCGTACACGAGCTCAGCCGTCTCCCCGAAGACGCGCTTTGCCTCCGTCAAGACCGCGCCCGGAAGCGCTAGCGCCTCGTCGAGCGGGCTGGTCATCGGAGAAGCCCTCGAAGCCCGGGGTAGGCGGCCCGAAGCTTTCGAAGCGCCGACTCCATGATCTGCCCGACGCGTGCCTTCGTGAGACCGAGCTCGGCCGCAATCTCCTCGTACGACATGGCGGGGTCCTGGCTGGCGGCCTCGCTCTGCGCGGGATCCCAGCGCGGAACACCGTTAGTCGAACGCTTCCCGCCCGCCCGGTATTTGCGCTTTCGCTCTGCGATCACCTTGCGATTGCGCTCGTAGTACTCGCGCCAATAGGCTTTCTGCTCTTCCGTCGCCATTACTCGGGCCTCCCCTCGTGCACGGAAGCAAACCGGTCGTAGCCCGCGGCCTGGTCGTGTTCCGTGAGCGCGCGCTCGGCCTGGTCACGTGCCACCACGCACTCGTCGTCGGGCAGAAGCCCGCCCGTCTCAGCCAGAACGAGCGCGCACACCGCCCGGCGGATGTTCACGGCCGAGACCAGCACGAGCGACCGCTCGCGAAAGGTCACCGGACGCCCCCGACTTTGACACTTTCATGCGGACGGGGCGTAACGCGCTGATACAATGCGACACGTTTCCAGCCGAAAACCCGCCAAACAGCGGCGCCCGTGCTGTTTGCAAAGGACGAAGGTTCCTTTAGCGCAAGGGACCTTTGCTCGCTCGCCATTCGACGGGTTTCCAGCATGATTCATGCTCCTTCCGTTACTCCGCTACGGCGCCGGCCGAGGCCTCGTCGGACCCCGACTTTGACGCTTTCTTGTGCTTTTCGACGAGCGCGATCTGCGCTTCCATGACGCCCATGGTGGCGAGCGCTTCGGGGTGGCCGTAGACGCGCTCGACCATTTTCGAGTCCACGTGTCCGAGGTTTTTCGCGACGAGCGCGGTATGGACCCCGGCCTCGATGAGCCACGTGGCGTGTGTCCGGCGTAGATCGTTCGGGGTCAAGCGGGGGATGCCGGCCTTCGCGCAGCGGCGGGGCAGGTCGCGCGAGATGCGGGCCCATTTCGTTTCCATGGCCGGCAGCGCCGTCAGAAGCAGGTCCCGGAACGGGGTCGGGACGGGCACCACGCGCGCCGAGAGCGCCGTCTTAGAGCCCCGCAGTCTGACGAGCCAAGAACGGTGGTTCACGTCGAGCCGTACCGCGCGCAGGTACTCGGAGAGCCGGGCGCTCGTCGCCACGATGAAGGTCACCGCCGAAAGCTCGTGCGGTTTCAGAACGGCCGCAAGCTTCTCTAGGTCCCCCTGGTCCAGATGCGCCTTGCGCGGCATATAGCCCGAGGAGAAGCCGATGGGTTTCAGCGCCGAGATATCACCCGCGTACTGGCCCTCGCGCTTGGCGTGCTTGCAAACCTGGACGAGACACGCGAGCTCTTTTACGAGGGTGTTATTGCAGGCGCCTTCCTCGCGCCGCTTGTCGATGTACCGATCGATCGTGGTCGGGGTAATCACCGACATCGGGCTATGCTTGCCGAAGATGCGGCTTACGTGACCGAGCTTGCAGCGGTACATGTTCACGGTGCCGGCCGCGCTGTGCTCGACCTTGATCGCTATCACCCTGTCTATCCAGTGCCCGAGCTCCGCTTCACGCGAGGCAAGGTAAAGGGGGTTGTTGACGCAACGTTCCCGATCTTCGAGCCAAGCGCGAGCGCCTTCGATCGTGCGCGCGCCCGTGGAAACTCGCTTGCCGGAAGCCGGATCACGGGACCACCATACTTTGGAGATCCGTTGCTGGCCGGTTTTCTTGTCGAGGTATTTCGGTTTATAGAATCCGTCTTGCATTTTGCTCTCCTGTCATTTCCGCTCGTGATGAGCTCTTCTAGGACGTCAGCGGGAATTCGCCGAAGTCCGTCGACCTTTACCCCATACCGCGCGACAAGCGCGTAGGCTTTCGTGCGCCCGCAACGGAGCACGGCTCGGACGTCGCGAGCCCGAAGCAGGACTTGACCCGGGGCGCGCGTCGTGCTCACGATTGCCCCCTTCGGGGAAGTAGCGGCCACCCGAGAACGGGTACAGGGGGGGAAACCGGGATGCCCGGGTGACCGCTGCGCACGGGTGTACTCCGGTCCACTCCGTAGCGAAACACGGAACGAACGGCTGCCCCGTTTTGCAACATGCACATTCGGGTGGACACTTAGGCGGCCCCCCGGTTGGTGCTACACCACGCATGGCGGTACCGAAGGCCATCGAAATGGACGCGCTCGGTTGGCTCGATGACCCGGCCGCACTCCGGGCAGGTTTGCTGAACGGGCCCCGGGGGGCCGGAAATCTCTGGAGGTTGCCGGTCATCGAAGAAGCGCAAGAGCACCCGCGTACCGACGTAGGCCGCGAAGAAGATGCCGGCGATCCACCAATAGAAATAGGCGGTAACCATATGGGGCCTCACGCGGCAAGCACGTCCGGCGGCTCGCCCGATCCGAAAAGGAGCCACCCCGGGGAGCACCGAAGAGCGCTCGCGATGTTTCGGGCGGCTCGAAGCCGCAGATTTGAGCTACGTTCGCCGCGTTCGAGCTTGCTCACCATGGAAAGAGAGAGCTTCGCCCGGGTCGCAAGCTCGCGCTGACTCAGATTTCGGGCGATTCGCAGGCGCCGGATACGGGTGCGCATCATCATGGCTTTCGAAGCACTAGCGTACTTCGCAGCACGGTGGTACTCCAGAACAATCGTCCACCGAATCCAGATGACCCCGAAACGCGGCCAGGGCAGGCTAGGCCCGTGACCCTGTACGACCGCATGAAGCGGGTAATTGCGATGCACCCCGGCTGGACCACCCGCCATTGGGCCCGCGCGGCGGGGCTAGCCGAGGAAAGTCACGTCTACACGATAATGCAACGGCTCCGGAGAAACCCGGAGGCGACGGTTTCAGTACGGACGCTTGCCGCACTTGCGGAGGGGGCTGACGTCCCTTTTGAGTGGCTCTCCACCGGGAAGGGCGACCCCCGTAGTACCTGGATACGGATCGACCCCGACCCCATGTACCCGACCCGGGCTCAGGCGATTGTCGCGGCCCGCCTGCTCGGTTGGGATTCCCGCGCCATCGCGAAGGTGAGCTCCGTCAGTAATCTCCCGACCGATCCGGGGCTCGATTACTGGCGCCGTCTTATCGAGGCTCAGCACGTGGCCCTCCCGCGCGACGCGCTTACCGGTCCGCTTCCAATCGCTATCAGGGCGGACGGTTCCGGCCCGCACACGGGCCGCCGCAAGACCCGGTAAGATGTCCGCGGGAGCCCCCTCGAGTCGGGCAACCTCACGCAAACCCCCGCCCGGGATTTCTTCGTAGGAAATCACCCGAGCTAAGTTACCGAATCTTTGGACGGAGAAGACCACGATCGGCCCCTTCTCCCGGCGAGTCCCCCGAACAGAAGCCCCGGACCTTATCCGACCCGAACCGCCGGATGGAAGTGGGCTCTTCTGCCACAGCACACGATTTGTACGAGCCTCCCCGCCCATGTGGGCCGATGTCGGGAAAGCTCCCACTTATTTGTGACATTCAGGCACTAAAGAGCACCCCGGTACTAAAGTACTAGAGTACTCCGTACTCGTGTCCCCTGAAGACGCGGCTTACTACGACTATCGCGCGGCCGAGCTCGAAGCCCGCGAGCGCGAGGAAGAAGAAGCCGAGGCTCGGAGGGAGACCGAGAGAAGGGAGCGTAGTGGGATGACGGTCCAGGATGCGCTACGGGAGACGGCAAGGCTCGCGAAGGGGCGAGCGGAATACTTCGAGTGCCGGGCGGGCCGGCGCGATTCGTACCGGACGCCCGCGGCCACCGAGCCCGCCGAGCGGGCCCGCTTCGAACGTGACGCGCTTGCCTTCGGACAGGCCGCGGCCGTCATCACGACGCTTGCCGATACGGGGAAATGGCCATGACCAATACGCACCGTCAACGGGTGCGCCGCAAGATCGGACGCGCGCTCGAATGGCTCGGTGACGCGCTATGGGGACTCTGCCAGGCCGATTACTCGTTTGCGGCCGCCGCCTACTGCTTCCTTCGGGCCCGGGGCATCGGGGAGCGTGAGAGCGATGCGATCCTTCGGGGGCAGCCATGAGAACGCTTCTGCTCGTCGACCTGTCTAACGTGTACTGGACGCTCTACCACGTCACGAGCGACAAGCCGCTTTCGGAGGCCTTCGAAGCCACCGTCAGCAAGGTGCACGGCCTGCGGGGGGGGTTCGATTACTGCGTTTGTTGCTGCGATGCGAAGTCGCCCTATTTTCGCCACGAGCTTCTGCCGTCTTACAAGGCAAACCGCGAAACCGCGCCCGCGCAAGCCGTCGAGCAATTCGCCCGCGTGCGTGAACGCCTCCGAAAGGATGGCCTTCTCTTGTGGGGGGCCGACGGTTTCGAAGCGGATGACGTCATCGCGACGGCCACGGCCCGCGCCATCGAAGAAGGGCTTTCGGTCACAATCGCGAGCGCCGACAAGGATCTCTTGCAGCTCGTCGACGATGACAAGGGGGTGCGCGTCTTCTCTCCGTTCACGGAAAAGCTCATGATGCGGACGCAGGTTATCGAGAAATTCGGCGTTGCACCCGAGATGATGGGAGACCTGCTCGCGCTCGTCGGTGATAAGGCCGACAACGTGGAAGGCGTACCGAAGATCGGCGTCAAGACCGCGGCGAAGCTTCTCCTTCAATGGGGAACGCTCGATGACGTGCTCTTCAAGGCAGATCAGAACACCCCGGCGGTCCGTGACGCGCTCATCACGTATGCCGAAAACGCTCGCCTCGCTCGGCGGATAGTGCAGCTTCGGCACGACGTACCGATCGACTGGTCTGAGCTCTTCGCCGACCGGCGGCCCGAGCCGCTTGCCGAGGCTCAGTGGACGGAGGGCGAGACGGAGGCCGACGAGGCCGCTCAGGCGCTCATTAGCGGGCCCCGGAAGCCCGACACCATGCCGGCCCCCGCCCCGGCGCCCGAGACGCCGAGGGAGCCAAAGGACGAGCCCCGCCAGGGCCCCGGGGTGCGCTCGATCGTCGTGCCGGACACCGCATCCCTCGCCGCTCTCGATTGGAACCTTCAGCTCGAACCGACGACGCTCGCCATTGCCCGCCGGCTCGCGATCGACCTGAACGAGTCCCGGCTCTTCGCGAAGAAATTCCACTCGGCCGAGGCTATCTTCGCCGTCATCATCCGCGGGCGAGAGATGGGCATCGGGGCGCTGACGGCGCTCGCGGTCACGCACTTTTTTGAAGATAAGATGTCGCTAGATGCCCACTACATCGTGGCGAAGGCGAAGGAGCACCCCGATTGCGAGTGGTTTCAGTACATCGGGGGAGACGACACGTATGCCGAGTGGCGGACGAAAAACCGCCGAAACCCCGGGCCCACGACGCACCGGTACACGATCGAGCAGGCGCAAAAGGCGGGCCTGCTTCGCCCGAGCCGAAGCGGCTACCCGTCAAACTGGACGCTTCGCCCGAACGAGCTCTTGCGGAAGACTTGCGCGGTGCAGCTCGTGCGGATGGAGTACCCGTCGGCCGCGCTCGGGCTTTACGCCGTCGAAGAGCTCGGCAGCGAAGACGCCGCATAGTGAACCTATACCTATCGAGGGCGCATACTGTATCGGTGAGCCATGGCTACATCAAACGGCACGGATACCGAGAGCACGACTTCGCCCGACGAGGCCGCGCGGCTTTTCTTCACCGACAAGGCATGGCGGGAGCGGTTCGAGGCGCGCTGCGAGAACCAGCGTGAGGCCGCCCGGAGCGAAGCGGAAGAGATGATCCGAGAGGGGCAAGAACGCCTTGCGGCCCTGGCTGACTCGAGCGGCAAGTGGCTCGCGCCGAAGCCATTGAAGAAGACGAACGGCAAGGCCGCGCCCGCCCCGAAGGGCAAACCGAAGGCGAACACCAGTTCGACCGATGCGCTCGATTGCATCCGGGGCGCGGGGAAAGACGGTATCGGAACGGTCGCGCTTAGCAAGGTGCTCGGCACCGCAGCGGGTCCCGTCGTCCGCCCGCTCATCGATGCCGGCAAGGTCCGGAGCACCGGAAAGAAGCGCGGTATGACCTTCTTCGCCGTTTAAACGGTACGCCTGGCGTGATAATGAAGCCGGATGATTGCGCCGCATGAATTAAGGGCGGAATTCCGCGCGCGCGGGTATGCGGTGGCTCCGGGGGTGGTCAATCCGGCGGCAATTGACCTGCTGCTCGAACGGTTTACCGGATTGGTCCGTAAAGCCGGACTGCCGTCATTCAAGGATCCGCGGGGACCCGTAGCAGCCGATCTGCTCGCCGCGCACCCGGATATCGTGGCGCGTGTTTACGATGAGATCCGGCAAACGCCGTGGCTCGCGGCCCTGGCCATGGACCCGGGTATCACCGCGCTCATCGGAGAGATCATTCAACGACCGTTCGGCCTTCTTAGAAAGCTGCCCTTTCGAATCGACGTGCCGCGCGAGACGAAAGAGATCGCTGTTTGGCACCAGGATTATTTCTATGTTCGCGGCAGTCGCCAGACGATCACCGCGTGGATCCCGCTTCAAGACACGAGCTACTTGAACGGCTGCCTTTTGATCATGCCGGGTAGCCATGAGCTCGGCCCCCTCGGGCACGATGGCCACGCGCTCGGCAAGCGGCATTTCCCGACCGCCATTTTTGGCAGAGAGGTGCGCTACATCGAGCTACGACTAGGGGACGCGCTCTTTTTTGACGCTTGTCTGCTGCACTCGTCCGGCGTGAACCTATCGCCCGTTGTTCGCTACTCTCTGAACGCCCGATTTGCACCACTCGATGGGGAGCACGATCCGGGCATGGGGGGCATTCTCCCGATCGAGGCACCATGATCCGCGAACCCAAGAACCAGTCACCGGCTGACACCGCTCAGTTTGCGGCCGTCGAACGCGTGTTCGCGGAATCTGCCGGGAGCGTCTCCGACAAACTCGACGCTTTCCCAAAATTCGCGAGCAGGCAAGCACTCGCCAAGTTTTTAGCCCGGTACGAGATTTTCAAACAAATCCTCGCTGTGAACGGCTCGATCATTGAATGCGGGGTCCTCCATGGCGGCGGGCTCCTTACATGGGCAAAACTCTCGGCCATTTTTGAACCATCGAATCACACGCGCCGAATCATCGGGTTCGATACATTCACCGGGTTTCCGAGCGTGCACGCGTCTGACCTTTCCGGCGACTCGTCACATGTGGCGGTCGGAGGGCTTCGGGGCTCCACGCTCGCGGACGTGTCCGCCGCGGTAGAGCTATTCGATCTGAACCGTCCGATCGCCCATATCCCGAAAATTGAGCTTGTGGCGGGTAACCTCTGCTCGACCGCTGGCATCTATCTCCGGTCTAACGAGCATCTCGTGGTCGGGCTTCTCTATCTCGATGTCGACCTCTATGAGCCAACCAAGGCGGCCCTAGAGGCGTTCTTGCCCCGGATGCCACGAGGCGCCGTGCTCGCCTTTGACGAGCTCAACGCCAAGACGTTTCCCGGGGAAACGCGAGCCGTGCAAGAGGCGATAGGCCTGGCTAACCTGAAGATTCGGCGCTTTCCCTTCGATCCGTATATCTCGTTTGCGATCATTGGCGACTAGGTGTGTCTTCACTTGTCGACGATCACGCGCGCGCCCCCGTCGGGCAGCTCGATAGGCACGTAATAACAGACTTGTTTCATCGAACAGGACCCAGCGCCCCAAAAGAGCAGGCAAATCCACAAGCGCGCCTTGACGCTCATAGGGTCACGAGCCCCCCATATTTCAGCGCCACCGCGCTATCCAATGCAGCGATCGCGCCCGCACCCATGGCATAGGTACCCGTCAGAATCATGTGTGAGGCTATTTCGATTTTGCCAAACTGGGCCGATCCGGAAAAATACGCACCAATGGTAAACCCCGCGGACGGATCGCTATTGCCTGCATTGGCCCCCGTAACGGTGCTCGCCCCTGCCCTGAGAAAGTCCCCGGTTGAGTTTGTGAACTGGACCACGAAACGACACCATGTGTTAACGGCAGCCCCGCTATTGTTGTTTACGTTCGAGCCGCAATACATCGACAGCGCCGGGGTTGCTACCTGCATACTTAATACCCCGGCAGCGGTTCCGCTAGTATTCCCACAGAAACCCTTGCCGCTCGTCCATGTCAGGGTTCGGGCCACAATATAGTAACAGAAGGGTGTGGACCCCGGGGCCGCCATATTGATGCTCGCTGCGTCAAGCTGATCGTCGATGCCGTCCGTCTGAACCGTAGCGAAGCCATTTAGGGCGGCCGCATTGCGGGCGGGTTGTTTGCTACCCGTGGCTTGCGAATAATTGTTTCCATTACCCGATTGGTCGGCCCAAGCGGAGACCCCGGTGCCGATGGTGATTCCCAGATCGGACTGTACGCTAGCAACCACCGTCCCCCCGTTCGCGGTGGCTACCTTTGCGAAATCGGTAATGACGGTAATGTTGATTGTGGGGGAACTCGTCGATTGGCCGGCCCGCGTCGCTTTTGCGGCTAGCGTATGAGACCCATCCGCAATGGTTGTCTCTGTCCAGCTGGTAGAAAAGGTTCCGGCAGGGGTACCGGCGCCCAATACGGTAGCGACCACGGTAGAGCCATCTAAGATCCACTCCATCTTATCAAGATCGGTATCCGTAGTCGAAGCAGATACCGTAACAGCTGTGCTGTGATAGACGTTGGATCCATTTGTTGGGGCCGTCAATGTCGGCACTTGTGGTGCGGCCGGGCCGCTTCCGCCCCCGCCGAGAATCCCTGGCGGCACACCCCCGAAGATCGGGGCTACTCCAATACCGATAGCGCCCATGGCTTATCTAGAAGAAGACGAGCACGCTCGTTACTGTGCACGCGGCCGTGAGCGTGATGGCTTCGATTTCGAGCGCGACACCTTGAAGATTCGTCGCGTCGAGCGTTTGGGTGACGCCGTCTGAGCCGACCCAACCGAGCACTTTCGTACCGGCGCCCACGTTGTTTATGATGAGCTTCCGGGATGCCGTCGCCTGCGTGGATAGCTGCGTCAGGTCGGCCGGAAACGAGCTTACCTGCCTTGTGCAGGATGAGGAGCCGATGTCGTGCGTCCGGCCGCTACCACGCCCCGAAGGGCCTCTAATGAGTGAAGCTGCCATGGTTTCAAATCCTCCCGCTATTCATCTCCATTTGATCGAGTGACGAGTCGAAGCCCGCCGGGCGATTGCCGGGGACCGTTTCCTTCGGGGGCGCCTGATCGGCCATCGCCTGCTCTTGCTGGCCCTGCGCCTGGCGCCGCTTCTCGTACACCGCCTGGCCGGCGCGGATAGACTCTGGACGGAGCGATGGATCGGTCGGCACGCCGAGCAGGACGCCGAGCTGTATGCGGTCGTCGTAGTCCATGTCCGCGTTCTTGTCGGTTATCTTTTCGACTGCGATACGCCGAAACTGATCGAGCAACGCGGGCGCGGTCGCTTTCAGAGCGTCGATGTGATCGGTGGTTAGGCGACCTTCGTTCAGAGCGGTAAGGGCGCTCTTCGGGTCTTCAACCGTCTTCACCTTGCGAAGCCATTTCAGGGTATCGACGATGTTCGGGGGAGCCTGGCGCGCGACGCGCGCGAGCACCGGGTGCTTGATTTGCGCCGGCCCGACGGGCGCCTCTTTCATGAGGTAGGCGGCTGCGGCACGACGGGCGGCCTCGGCTGCAGCTTCCGTCTTCGGCGCTCCCGGAATGCTCACGAGGGTGCCGGGCGCGCTCTTCGCCTCGCGCTCGACGGCTTGGAGCTTCGCGTAATACTCGCGCGTCCGCGCCTTCTGGTCGTCTGCCGCGGCGAATTGCTCGCGAAGCGCAGGCGCCCGCGCGGCGGAAACCGTCCCCTTCGCGGCGCGCTGCGCGCCTGAGACCCATTTACCGATCGAGCTGTCGATCTCGGTATCGAGGTTTGCGAGCGAGTGAGCGAGCTTTCCGACGATGCGATCGGCCTGCGTCGAGCGAAGCGCCCGCGTCGCTGCGGCGGCAAGGACACCAGCGGGACCCGCGTGCGCCAGGCCCGTCATGCCCGCCATAATGTCCATGGGGTTCAAGTCGGCGAGGCCTGCGACGCCCCCGACACGTTTATTCGCAACGCCCGTGATTTCCTTCAGCGTGCCGTAGCGCGCTTTCGCGTCCATGTATTGCTGCCGAAACTCCGGGGACGTGCCTCGCATGACGGCGTCCGCATCCGTTTCGAATTGCGTTTCGAGGTCGGCGCGGAGGTTTCGGATCTGCTGCTCGAACGCATCCGCCGGTCGCCCCTTGCCAGTGCCGGGGTAAGTCTTCTTCCCGTAGTTCGAAAGCTCGTTATCGAGCTTTCGGCGGAAGTTATGAGCTTCTTCGAAGGAGACCGGCTCACCCTCCGGAAACGATTGCTTGAAGCGTTCAAGCTCGCGCCCGAACCGCTTCGCGAGTCGGTCTTCACCGCGCGTTTGCGCCGAGGCCTGTAGCTCTTCAATGCGCGTGCTGGCCTCGTCGAGCACGCCACGCACGTTGACCCCCTGCCCGGGCGTCCGCGCCTCGTCGAGCGCCTTGCGCATCTCCCCGAGTACTTCCCCGGCTTCGGACTTCGCGGCATCGAGCTTGCCGGCCGCGGTCTTCAGGCTGTCGAACGTACCGATCGATTCGGTTTCGCGGACGGCGTTCGCCACCTTCCGCATCTCGTCCTTGCCCGCGCGGCTCAGCTTCGAAATGTCGGCGCCCTGGTAACCTACACTCTTCAGCGCTTTCGCATCCGCGATGTCTTGAAGCATTTCGCGGGCCGAGAACGAGCCACCGATTTTCCGGGCGACCGCGCCCCCGAGCTCACCCGCGGCGCCGAGCGCCCCGCCCCCGAGCGCCCCGAATTCCGCGCCGTCGATGGCGCCCGCCCACAGTCGCTGCGCAAGGTTATTGTAGTCGCCTCCCGGCGCTAGGGCGGCTTCCGAGAGCGCCTGCCCGGCACCCATGGCGCCCCCTTCGAAAGCGCCCTGAGCCGCCGATTTGAGGGTGCCAAGGGCCACTCTGCCGGCAAGGCTCTCACCGGTGAGCCCCGCGGCGCCCGCAAGCGCTTCGGCTCCCCGACTGGCAAGAGTCCCACCCCGCGCCGCGAGCGCGAGCGGAGAGAGCTCGGCGGCCTCGGCCAGAAGCGAGCCGCCCCCCGTGAGCGCAATCGGCGCAATGATACCAGCGGCGCTCCCCGCGAGGCTCGACGCAGGATTTGCGATTTCCCGGAGCCGTCGGTTTTCGCGAAACTCGTCACCGAAAAGCGCCCCTCCCGCGACGTCCGAAAGGCCGAGCGTGAGTGTGGACGCGCCGCTTCCCGCGAAGGCCTTCGCCGCGCCTGTCAGCCCTTCTTTCGCTTCGAGCTCGCGCGCCGCGAATTGCTCGGGCGTGAGTAACTGATATCCCGCGTCCGCGGCTTCCGTGAGCTTGTCGGGACGTACTTCGACCGTCCGCCCATCGGGCGAGATCGCATGCACCGTTTCGTCGACGGCCTGAGTCACTTTTCGATGTCCTCCGCTTTCGCGCCGCCCGTCTTCATGTTCGACCATGGCTCAGTGAAAAGTGACTTCTTACGAGTGTTCAGCTTGAACTGAAGAAGCTGTCTTGCCTGATCGATGCCGGCTCTTGTCGCGTCATCAAAAGAGAACGTGTCGCCCGTCGCCTTGCCCGAGAGCGGATCCATGAGCTCGGCGTCTTGCTTCGAAATCGCACCGAGCTCGTTCGAGTCTTTCAGCGCGAGAATATTTGCCGAGAGCGCCGTCCGGATACGGGCAAGGTCGCTCGGTGAGATGGAGTGGCCCGGTTTGCTGCCGAGCTGTTCAAGCAGGTTATAGGCGTTCAAAATCTCGGCGGCAGAGTTCACGGCTTTCTGTGCCGGGACCCCTTCACCCGGGCGCGAGTAGAGTTTCGTCCCGTCGGGGAAGATGACGGTGCGGCCGATTTCGCTTTCCGCCTGCCCCCGCTGGTCGCTCGTCATGGCTGGCCCCGGAAGCTCACCGCCCGCGGCCGCAGCGAGCGCATCGCTCGCCTTGATATCAGTCCCCTTCACCAAATTTGCGAGTCCGCGCAGGCCACCCGGCTGCGCCCCGACGACTTGCCCCGGAACGTACTGACTCGCGATGCGCGCCGCGCCTCCCTCCGCTTGCGCCATTTGCGCGTCGTACTGAGCAGCCTGCGTTTCGAGCGCCTGCGCTTGCTGCATGGCGTTTGCGCGCGCTTCGGGCGCTGCAGCACTCGCCGCAAGGCGCCTCGCTTCGGCTGCCGCCGCACGAAGACCGAGCGCCGTCTCGGCCGCGTTGGCCGCTTCGGGCGAGAGCATTTGGCCTTTGAAATCTTCCATGCGTTGCCGGAACGCAGAAAGCTTCTTGTCGCGCTCGGTCGAGAGACGCTCCATATCGTCTTTCACCATGCGAGAAACGCCCTCTGGATCTCCCGCAAGTCCAAACATTCCCGCCGCGATGAGTGCCAAGATCTTGTGGCCCGTATCACGATGCGTCCACCACGCGTTAGGTTCGAGCTCGGTGTCTTTTCGGAGCTTTTCGAACTGGTCGTCGAGCCCCCGAAGATGCGCCTTAGCGGCCTCGTCTTTCCGCACCTGCTCGGCCTCTTTCGCACGAAGGTCACGCGCTTCAATGTCTGCCTGAATCCCGGTATCCAGGGCGGCCTTCGCCGCGACATCGCCCCTCTCGCGAATTAGCGCCTGCTCTTTTTCCTGACTCTCATGGATGCGTTGTTTGATCTCTTCCGGAACAGGCGCCGTCTTTTCCAGCACGGTCGTGGTCGGTTGCTCGTGGCCTGGCACGTAGTGACCGGGCGAGCCTCGGAGCGCGCGCCGCGCAGCTTCGCCGACCAGCTGGCTTGCGATCTGATTCGGGGTCGGGCCCGGAGGGGGGGGCGCCGCTGGCGTGCTCCCCTTCTCCGCCGCTGCCGAGGCTAAGGCCTCCGGCGAAATCGTCGACATTGTCGGCGCGGGCGCAACGGATGCCGCAGGCGCAGCGGGCGGGGGCGCGACCGACATGCCTCCAACCGGAACGTCGCTCACACTCGGGGCCGGCGCGGGAGGCGCCGAGCTCGTGTCCCCGCTCCCTGCCATGATGCTCCGTGGGTCGACATCGGCGGTTCGAAGATCGGGCCCCATCGCCGGCTTCGTGATATCGGGCGCCCATAGCGCATCGATGGCCGCCCGTTTCTGGTCGGGCGACATATTCGGATCGTCAACGATCCGATACGTGTCGAGTTCCAGGGGATTGCGTGCCATGGTTAAAGAGCCGCGGCCGCCTTAGCGCCCGTATCGACCCAACCCTTCACCGCGTTCGTTTCGTTTTCTGCATTCTTCTCCTGAATTCCGACGTTGATTCGCGCGGCATTTTGATAAGCCTGCTGGTTTTGATCCTGCTGATGTTGCGTGCCTCCATACAGCTGCGTCCCGTACACGTTCGTGAGACCCGCCAGCGCTTGGTTCAGACTTGCGCGTGCCTGGTTTTGCTCTTCGGCTCCCGTGATTGCCGCCTGCCGCGCGGCGCCGAGATTTGTTTCTGCGTTCTGTCGCATGGCGGCCCCATATAGAGCGGCCCTTTGCGCGCCCGTTCCGCGAGCGCTTGCCGCCGCACCGAGCGTTCTGCGAGCCGCGTCGTCCGCGGCCTGGCCATAATAGTTCAAAGCCGCACTCGGTCCTCGCCCTTGAGAAGCCGAAAGAAGGGAGCTGATCAAGGGTTGGTATGCTGCGCTCGCCTCGTTCAGAAGACGCGCTCGATCGGACTGGTTTTGGATCGCCAAAATATCCGGCTTCTGCGGTTCTTGTGCGCCGAGCGCCTGAAACTGTTTAATCAGATCCTTCGATCCCATGGGATCGGCCTGAATCCGATTTTTCAGATCGTTCATCTGTTGCGACCAAGCATCATGACGCGCCTGGTATTCAGCCTGCGCACCCGTTACAGCAGCTACGTCCCCCGCATCAGGCAGGGTCGCCTGCAACGCGGGATCGACGCTGACGTCACTCTGTCCCATGAGCGTTTGAAGAAAGTTTCGGTCGCCCTGATGCACAGCACCCGTGGAAGTCGGCGCATAGGAGCCCGATGTGCCACCCGCAATCGGGGCAGCCTGATTACCGGAGACACCCGGCTGATAAGGCGCTCCACCCGGCGCAGGATTCGGCGCGGAGGAATTGCCAGCGTTCTGCGACGGCTCCATAAAAGTACCCGTGTATGGGGTGCGCTGCTGAGCGGCTAACGACTCTTCTTCTTTGCGCCGGTAGTAATCTTCAAGCGCGCCCATGGATCACCTCATTCCAATCTGTGCCATTTGCGGTGTCTGCTTCTTCAGGCCGAGCTCAAGCGCAAGCCCCGTAAACGAGGCGCTGGCCCCCGCCGGACTGCCGAGCTTCGGCCCATCGGCAATGGTCACCTGACAGAATGCTGCGGTTTGGTCGCGCAGGTGCATCTTCAGCGCATACGTGAAGAGAGCCCCCGTCGCGGCGTCCGGCCACGTGAAAGACTGCGAGAGCGGAAGAGCCCCCGTCGGGTGGTGAAACGTGTCGATCTTCACCGTCAGGTCATGCACGCCGAGGCGCGTTCCGAGCACCGATAGCCATCGCGCGCGCGTGAAGGCCTGCGTCGAGCCGGGATTGAGCATGGCGGTTTTGAGCTCGGTATAGATCCATTGGCCACCCGGATCGGCGTAGCCCTCCTCTCGATAGAGAAGCGGGCTTGCCTGGATTGTGGAAAAGACCCCGTCCGGAGTGACCGCAAACGAAGTATGAAAAGTAAAGGCCGTGCCGAGCTCATTGGGGAAACCGATCTGATCGACCGACCACACGTTGTGGGCCCAATCGTACACGATGGTGCGGCCGTCGAAAGAGTCGACGATGGTACGCGCGTCCGCCATGGCCCAGTAAATGAACTCTTTGTCGGGGACCACGAGCGACGCGAGCGTGAACGGAAACGCGCTTACCGTGTCTTCCACGTTGCCACCCACACGAGCAATGTCCGTCTTCCGATTCATCAGGCAAAACCCGGTCGTCGCCTGATAGATGATGCCATTGGGGAAGGTAACGACGCTTTCGGCCGAGATGCACCCGTGTGGAGAGTTTAGATGGAAGGGTTCTTGATAGTCGGAGTTCAGTCCCTTCCGGTCGGGGCCGTCACCTGTGATGAGATAGATCCCGTTCTTGCAAAGGATGACGAGCTTTTCGTCGATCGTCGCAAGCGCCACGCACTCGTCGGGGACGTCTATCACGAGATCCGGATGCCACCCGGGAAGCTCCCCAGCGTCATACGTGTGCGTGAAAACGACCTTCTTCCGGTTCTCGGCCGAGATCCCAAAGAGTCGGTTTCGGTGCGTGTGAATGTATGAGAGCGCGGGCGGGCTCCAGTTTTCGAGAATATCCCCGTGCGTGTAAACCTTCCGGTGTTGAATGGCCGCGGCGTCCGCTTGCTGGACCGTGATGGAAAGCGCGACGGGTCCCGGGTAGGCGTTAGCGAAGCCGCTCGAAACCGTAAAGTCGCCCTCGGCGTAGTAAATCGTTCCGTTCGCCTCGGTGCGATACGCACGGCAAACGCTCCCGCCTGCGTTGCTGAGCTCTTGCCACTTGCGAGTGAGATTCAGAGTGGGCGCGGTGATTGTGATCTTGTCGTTCGCCACCGTCGGGATATTCGTGGCCGTCGGGGATAGATGCACGAGCGCAGGCGCGCTTTGTACGATGTCACCAGTCGCGAGCCGGTATTCGAAAACGAGCTCGGCCCCGTACTGGCCTGCCGTCAGGTTTCCGCCTGAGCCCGCTGCAACGGCCTTGCCGTTCTCAGGGGGTACGAGGAAGCCGTACTCTTGCAGCGCAACGCCGTCCCACACTTGGGGAACGCCACCCGAAAACACGACGTTGTCACCGATGCGCTCCGCGAAGATAGGCGGAATATTCGTGATCCGTTGACGGCACAGATCGACGCCAGGCCGGCCGACAATTGCGCCCGTGTCGGTGCCCGCTGTGATG